TGTCCTTCATATGTGTTGAAGTCTGCCATATATTCTTGGGCAAACTCTGCTGAGGACATAGCTTTCTTTGCTTCTTTGATATCATCATCACTGAAGCGTGGATTTTCATGATAAGTTGCGCGAATGGAAGCCCAATCGGAGAACTCTTCACTAAAACCCCTGTGATAAAAGTCTGCGAACCAGTTATTTCTACCCCTGGGAGTAGATATGAATACTGCTTTACTATTTATTTTATCTAGTGTAGGACGAAGGGCGACGTTAAATGCGTCTTTGCCATCAGCTAGTGCTGCTTCGTCAAAAATTATTAAATCATATGATCTTCCTACTGAAGAATCAACTTGATTAACTGAACCCATACGAATAGTAGAACCATTGGAGAGTTCTATTACTTTATCTTTTGCATTATCTTTTGTAACTTCTAAATCAAAATGTTTTATTAGTCCTCTCTGTAAGTCAAATGATATTTGAGACAAAGAGTAGTTGGGTGACATAATAAGAATGTTTGAACCTGGCACAAGTGAAACAAGTTGCCCGATAACGTTTGCTATATATGTTTTCCCTTGCCGTCTAGAAATAGCGGCACATACGAATCTGTATTTTGGGTTGTTGACAGCATTAATCAGCGCTGTCTGTGAACTGTTAGGAGTAATTCCTAATAAGTCAAGGTAAGAATCTATAGGTAACTTAATAAATCTTTCCGAAGTAGGAAAGTCCATAAACGAATTACTTACGATATCTGTTCTACTAACATCTAACATTAGTGCACAGTTCGATTTAATGCGTTACCTATTGATTTTGTTTCCAATATCCCTTGTGTGTTTAGTGTGTGTAAAAGATACAAGTATCCTATACATATTTCACTCATGACCTGATCTCCATCGGAAATCTGTTTGGATTTTTCTGCTTTTCTATTAAGTAAAGCAAGTGTAGAAGTGCTGTAAGCAGCAATATCTTCTAACCACTCTTTATTATCCAAGTTTAACTCCATATTATTGGTACACCTAATACTTCAGCGTGCGCTGCAAATATTTGATGGTCTTGATCTTTAGTTAGGAATGTTACTTCCCCAGGTGCGACTGTAATTGAAGCCAGTGTTACATCTGCTGCATTTGCTACAGTTACTAACCTTGCTGTTGCTCCAGAATTAACTAGTCTTACATATACTGCGTTTTCAAAAGTCGAAGCTGCTCCAACATTAGTGCCACAGGCAACTTCTGCTGCCATTAATCTCATAGACATCTCTATCTCTCCTTAACGTTCTTTGAACGTTTCTTGCTTTTTTGCCTTGCTGTAATCCATGCATCGTCAATATCGACTTTACCATCTAGGTTTTTATCTGTACCGTTGATCATGTTCCAAAGTTGTTTAGCTTTTTGTTTAAATTTATTTACCATTTTACCTTATTTGCCCAATATGCTGCTGACATTTTGCCTTTAGCTATATTTTTGGCGTGACGAGCTTTGAATGAGGCTCTTCTTTTTTTCTGTGCCATTGTTTTTGGAGATTTTCCTGCTCCTGACACTCCTTGTTGTCCAAATCGTATAACCTTTGTTTTTGTACCAACTTTTGCTACAACAACATGAGATTTTGTTCGGTGCTTGGGCGTACGCTTTGGTTTATTATATCCTGATACGCCCACTCTTTTTAACTTTGAGGACTTTTTACTTCTAGCTCTTCTTACGGCCACGTGTAGTTCTCCTAAATGTTCTAACATTAGTAGGTTTTCCACCTACTCCTTGTTTCTTAGATCGTTTTCGACTAACTGCCGATCTGATCTGCTTTTTTGTCATTCGACTTGCTTTTGCAGCTGGTACGCATTTCGGATATTTCTTCTTTCCTGCTTTTGGTCTGCCACATTTTTCGAATCCACCCTTTCTTTTAGGTCTAGATATGTCTACCCAGTTCTGTTTGAACCATGTACTTAATCCACCCTTAGCCACGACGGTACTTGCCTCCTGCCTTCTTATACATTCTCACAAGATAAGCATTAGCGTACGCGCTAGGGTACACTGCAAACTTTCGTTTTGTTGCAGCTTTTACCCTTGCGTATAGCTTCTTATTAGTAGGTACGTTACGTTTCTTAGCTGAAGCTTTTCTTCGTGCTGGCCTGCGTCTAGCAGCCATGCCTCATGCCTTTCTTCTTACCGCGTTTTCCTGGCTTTTTCTTTTTTGGGCGACCTCTAGTCTTCCCATATGTTCCTTTACCACTTGGCATATTATTCCCCTTTCCAACAAGTCCAAGCACCATATGCTAGACCCGCTACTGCTAATAATTTAGCTAATCCGCCTGTGAATAGTACTAAACCACACACGACGATAATTACTGCTCCGTCCCAAGATGTTCTCTCAGAAACTCTTTCTTTTAACCAATCCATTTACTTCTCCCATTTGCCTTTCGGGCAGGATGCCCTAGTTAGCCTTGCTTTAAGTGGCATAAAACATTTACATGCTTTACACACCTTAAATTTTGTATACTGATCACAAGTATTACAGATTTTAATTCTGTTTTTGTGCATCAGTCTGAGGTGCAGTGACTTCTTTATAGTAGACCACTACATCTTTCAGTTCGGTTATATACCTTTTTAATTCTTTCATGTTGACAGACATAACTTCATAGTCTGGTACTGTCATAGCAAGAAATAAGATTTCTCCTTCTTGCTTTTCAATTCTTGATAGCTGCTCTTCCCAATTATCTGGAGTTACCACAATCCATTGTGGTACACCAAGATTTATTTCTCGGGGCATAACGGGTTGAACAAATGTTCGCTCCATCGGTTTGGCAGTTACTTCTATCTGTTTAGTTGATAGTAGACTGCAACTGGAGACCATCATCAAGATCGTCAACGGTACCGCTAAGTTTCTCAATGTCCTCAAATGCATGTTTTGTTCCATTATTTATTTTCCTTTCCATTTCTACTGGGTTTTCTAATATTTTTGCTGATAGTTTGTAATTTTTTATAAAATCACTATATCGATTTAATTCTCTCTGAGCCGCTTGGCTCTTGAGTGTTTGTTCTTGCAACTGGGTAGTCTGAAGCGCAAAGTCTCCTTTTAGACTTTCGATGGCTGCTTCCTGCGTTGCAACTGCACCTTCTAGTGCTAAATTGTTTCCTGCTAATATTAAGTTTTGACTATAAAAATAGTAAGTACTAAATCCTAATAGTAGTATAATTCCTATAAATATCTGATTCATGTTCCTGTTGACGTTGTAGTCGTAGTGCTTGTTCCAGTATTAGTACTAGTTACTGTAACACCTGTAGTTGTAGCTATAATAGCCATAGGAGTTCCAGTTTCTGTTGCTGTTATAGTAGTTGTAGTAGTATCTGTATTAGTACTTGTGTTAGTTTTTGTAATTGCTGTTAATACTTCAGCTAACGCTGTTACTGTTGTAGTATTTACTGCGTTACTTGGTACGTCTATTGTAGGAATTACTATTTCTTCTTGCTCATTTGGACCGTCTGCCCAATTAAGTAGTAATATTATTACTATAAGTTCTATCATATCTGTTTTATCCTGTAATTGAGACCTTCTGCGCCTCGTAGTTCGACTATATCTCCATCTTGTGTTTTAAATCTGATATAGTTTGGTTGTTTTTTATAGAATTTTCTAACTATAAAGGTTTGATCGTCTGCATCTCCCCATTGACTGTTGTAGCTGACGGTTAATTCATGGTAAACTATAAACCAACTAAGAAACCAGTACCACCAGTCTTTAATTTTAGCTATTAGATTTGCCACTTACTTTCATCAATCCTTCTTCTGCGTCTGACATTGAATGATATCCACATTCTCCACCTTTCCATTTAAAAAAGAACATTCCGTCCTTCTCAAAAATTGCACCATCTTCCATATTCTGGGGTGGTTTCATTCCGCTTGGTTTTGGTTCTTGCATTTTATTTGCTGTACCTTTTATATCTTTTGTTTGGTATCCGTTTTCCATTATTCAGGGCCTCCATTATGTAGCCTATGTGCTTTTTTCTGTTCCCAATTCTCTACTGCTTTCTTTATACCTGACTCAGCTAGTACTGAACAGTGATATTTGATTGCTGGGAGTTCAAGGGCATCTGCAATATCCTTGTCCTTTATTAATTTTGCTTCTTCTGTTGTTTTTCCTTTTAACATTTCTACAAACATTGTAGAGGAAGCGATTGCTGAACCGCAACCATAAGTCTTAAACTTAACATCTAGTATTCTATCGTTATCGTCTAGCTTAAGATCGAGTTTCATTACGTCACCACAAGCAGGTGCACCTACCATACCAGTTGCAACATTAGGGTCTTTAGGATCAAACCTACCGACTGCATGTGCTGCTGGATTCTTTAGTACTTCTTCAAAGCGTTGTACAACCTTTTGTGAATATGCCATTAAAACGTATATCGTAAAGTGAAAGCCATTCTATCTTCAAGATCTATTTCAACAGATTCCTCTGACACTACTTCGAGTGCTAATGTGAACTTGTTTCCTAAATCTTTTGAAAATGTAATTTGGTTATAGCTTGAGTCATCACTAAACTCTCCGTGTCTTAGTGTAACATCTGCAAAGGTGATGAAAGGTAGACTTACTTCGATTTGAGTATAGTCTGAATTTGAATTATCTTGGTCAAACCAAAATCCAAAAGAAGCCCATGAGTAGTTCATAACTACAAATAATTCTTCTACAGATTCAAGGTCTCCGTCATAGTTGTACTGAATTACTCCTACGTCAATAGCTAAATCATCTAGTGCAACTGTGTATCCTGCGAAAAAATCATATTCGATTTCTGTTTCAGTATTAAAGTCTACAGTTGATCCCCATACTCCTGCATAGAAACCATTATTAGAATAATCTACTCCGCCTTGTATAGCTGAAGATCCTTGAGTTTGGCTTACGCCTCTCCAAAAGTAGTCTGATGTAGTTTGCACAGAACCTGAAAAGTCTGCGGAAGCAAACATAGGTAATAGAAGTAGTAATGTTAGTAGTTGTTTCATAAGTTTTCCTTTAGGGCATCATTGAAATATGAGAAATTATTAAGCCAGCTCCAGCAAGCAATCCTGTTGCTGCGGCTGATATTAGTATGGTTTCTAGACGAGTTATTGATTCGCCAACTTCATCAAATCGTCTGCTTGATCGCTTCTCTATTCCTTCTAATTGATTGAATACAGTTTTCCAGCGTTCAGCGCAAATGGCTTCATGTGTTGTTAATCTTCCATCTATTTCCATAATTTCTTCGTGATTATCTTTAATCTCGCTCATATAAGTTGCCTTGTTGCTTTGAATATAAAAATTCTATGTAGTAATTATATCAAAATTGATACTTGATGTCAAGAACTATTTTTTACTTGGTTATTGTATATAGGTACTTGAATGACTTTCTATCCGATTACGAATTTTAGTAGCATTGTTGATACTGCTATAAACGAACCGATAATTACACCCCACAGTACTAGTAGTATAAAGTCTGCTGCTAGTTCAGGGTCCGGTGTTGTTATTAGATATTCTTTTAGTTTTGAGTACTTCATTCTTTTTCCTCTGCATGCACTTATGCCAGTCTGTTTCTATTATATGATCTGGGTAATGAGTATAGAATTTATCTCTACACTCATGAAAGCGTTTCATCCGATCTTTTTTATCTAGTTGGGTTTCGCTTGGAGCGGATTGCATGTGACTTGGTATGCCCATAAAACTTGTAAGCAAAACTATACTTGCTAGTAATATTGAAATACGCATTTTACAGTGAGTTGTTTAGTCCTGTATCTATAATATAGAAAGCTAGAATCATCATGCCAAAAGTGGCAAACTGAAAGATTGATCCTAGTATTACAGTTGAGAGTACATTCTTTACTGTATCTTCATAACTGTCTTGTTCTTTTAACCACTCATCTATAGCTTCAGGGGAAGCATTGCCATGAAAGATGAGCTCAGGTTGAGTTGGAAATTTTTCAGTTTTCATCCGCTTAATGGGTTGCCTTCAGTATCTTCTTTTAGATTTTTTACTTCAGCGTTGAGTGTAGCAATATTAGATTTAAGATCTGATACAGCTTCGGACATTTTGTCTAGACGTGAAATGCGTTCATTTGCTTCATCATCGCTTTGTAATAAACCTGCGTTTAAAAACTCAATAGAAGTTTCTAAAGCTTCGATTCTTAATTCGATTGCTCCGAGTCCTTCATCTGCTTCTTTTACTCCGCCGATCTTTGCTTCTAGATTGTCTATCCTATTCACATAAGTAGCCCCTGTATATCCAAAACCTGCTAAAGTACCAATGATACCTACCAAAGCTATGAATTGTGTTATTTTGTTTTCTAAGAAATTCATCTTATTCTCCTAATAAATTTGGTTGTGAATTAACCATAGCAGTCATATTTCGTAAATTAGTGCCTGCCAGTTCGTAAAATGCTAGTACGTTGTCTCCGATAACACCACCATCGAGTGCTGTTGGTTCATACCAGCTTGTTTGTGTAGGAAGCTGTGCGCTTGTGTAGGCATTAAATCCTGGCACATATCCTAAGTAGGCTACAAGAGTACTCTCGTCTCCATACTTTCCTGTTTCTTCCTGAGTGCTTTCGCCTTCTTCTTGTTGTGCTTCAATATTTGCAGCAACAATTTGATCTGCGATTGAGTCTGCTTCTGAAGCTGTCATAGCTCCCGACATAGCAGTATCAATTTCTCCAGATAAGTTAGAAACTTGTACATCAACCATTGCTCCAGTAGCACCCCCACCCATTCCAGGCATTGGTGTTATTGATATTGAAGTTGATGAATCTGATGAGCTTGATGTAGTGGACATTCCACCACCAACACTACTACCTGATGTAGCAGTACTTGGGCTCATAGATAAAACTTGTTGTGTTTGTTGTGAAGAGCTAGCAAACTGGTCTGACATACTAGGGGAGCTAGAAATACTCATATTGCTTCCGCCCCCTGATCCACCTGAAGATGCTGATGTTCCTGTTTGTGATGCAGATGCTCCAGCAGTACTACCACTATAGTCTGTACTTCCAGTAGCTGCTGCTATTGTTCCTGCAACTAATCGTCTTATGTTTGCGCGTCTTGTTGCTTTGTCTGATTTTTTAGTTGGTTCTGAAAAAGCTATAGCTGCTGGAGTTTCCTCAGCAATTAATTCTTCAGCTTCGAAACTTTCTTCGAGTTCTACTAATCGCTCTTCTTCGATCATTTCTTCTCGCATCTCTTGTATATCTTCAAAAATTTCTTCAACAAATTCTTCTTCAAATATCTCTTCTTCTGGGTAAAACTCCTCTTCAAAGTCTTCCTCAGCATACCGTTCTTCTTCTAGGTACTCTTCGAAGCGTTCTTCGAAATCTTCTTCAAAATCCTCAAAATCTTCAAATTGTTCAAATTCTTCATATTGTTCTTCTTCCATACGTATTCTTTCGTCTAGTACTAAAACTTGGAATTCAAAGTCTTCTAGTAGTTCTTCAGTACCATACCCACCTAAAACATCAAAAGTTTCTTCGTGAGGCATAATATCTAAGAAAGTATGATATTCTTCTATTTCTTGATCCATAATATCAAACTGTAAGTCAAGGTCTTCATATTGATCCATATCACTTTGGTCAAAATCTACCATACCGTCGTCACTAAAAGTAACTGTATCACCATATAGTTGGTCTACTTGTTCTTGTCCAAATTGTTCTACATCTAATGCATACCAATCAGCGTCAGTAAAGCCTTCACACCTATTTTCATAACAAGGATCATTGGGATCTAACCATTCATCATATTCTTCATCATACCACATATCTTCTTCTTGATAACCATAGTCGTCTTCAACATTATAGTAAGCAACTGATTCTGTTGTTGTATATCCTTGACAAAAAGGAGCATACTGTGGATCAAGAGAACATTGTTGGTCATCAAAGGCTTCCCAGTACAAAGGACAGTCATTAGAGTATAAAGAATCTATATTACATTGTTGTGTTAGGTAGGCTGCTGCATATCCTGAGCAACTGCTATTATTTAAAGCGTCACTACAGTCAATAGAGTTACCAGTACCTTCTCCATATAAAGAACCACCACTTTCTAAAGTTGTATTCATTGCTATGCTATTCCAGTTTGTATTTACACAACTAGCACTGTTAGTTGTCCCTGTATTACACTCATCGTGATAGTAGTAAGTATATGCTTCTGCTTTACTTTCACCAGTTTCTCCGATAAGTACATCATGGTTAATAACATCTAAAGCACCGTACCTAAATTCAAAGCTATCATTTTGCCATAGTATGACTTCAAAACTATTATCCGAAGCACGATTGTATTCTCTCATATTATACCAACCAAATACTGTTTTATCACTAAAATTTCTAGCTAACATTTTTGAGCCGTTGTCTCGTATGAGGTCTGTCCAAAAAGGATACATAGTAAAAGTGTGTTGTCCTGTTAAGGGATCGGGAGTGTAGTCGTTACAGTATGCACCACTACTTTTGAAATGTAGACAACCATTAGTTGCCATTCTAGCTTGTGTAAAAGCTTCACCATAAAAGTCAAAAGTAAACCCTAGGTTATGCATAGAGCCTACTTGATCGTCTCCAACATTAAAATTGTAAGATGTAGCTATATAATTACTTTGTAAATCTATTAAAGCTTGATCAGCCTCGTACACGTACTGAGCTGCAGCGGGGCTTGATGCCCACACAGCTAATAGTACATATATGAGATTTATAGATTTCATTACCACGGTAGCATAGTCAATCCTATTTGATTGATTCCTAATTCTATTAATATAATTATTATAAGTCCTGGACCTAATTGCCAAGCCCACCATTTCCAACCTTCGAGGGAGTCAACCCATTTTCTGAATTTACTATTTTCTGCTTTTTTAAAAGCACCAGTCTTGTCACCTAGTACTTGACCCCAATAGTTAGGATCTACCCAGTTCTTTAACTTTTTCAGAAAATTGATTAGCATTTTATTTACAGACTGCGCCTGGAGCTTTTCCGCCTTTTCGTTTACAAGATTTTCCTTTTTCTACTTCTTCTACAAAGTTAGGTTTGTCTTCTTTATTTTCTTCCCAAGCTGCAGTAGCTTTCTTACCTATCTCACCCATGTAAGGGCAAGGAGTTCCAGCCATTTCCATAGCAGAGAAAACTCTTTCATCTTGGCAAAGAAGTGCAACAGATGCTACTTTCATTCCCATGTCGTATAAGTATTTAGATAGTTTTAATCTTTCACAATTTTTGTCAACAATCGCTTTACCACCAGAGAAACCAAACACTTGAGTTTGAACTGCTCCTGATACTCCACTAGTACATAGGTCTTGCGAGTATGACATTATAGAGGGTGCAATAGCACTTGGAGGTGGAGACTTAACATTCTGGTTAATTGTCTGCACTGATTCAGATTTATTGAAATTTTCATTTCTATTATTTGAATTAGTATTATTGTTATTTGTATTTGTATTATCAGTTGTTACATTACTTTCTGAAGTCGAATTATTATTATTTGTATTAGTATTATTACTAGTACTGTTACTAGTACTATTGTTAGTATTAGTATTATTATTCGTGTTAGTATTATTACTAGTAGAATTTGAAGTGCTGTCAACAGTAGAGGTATTTACATTAGTATTACTATTAGTATTATTGTTAGTGTTAGTACTAGTAGAAGTATTTGTGTTATTATTTGTATTGTTGTTGTTATTAGTATTAGTACTTGTATTTACATTTGTATTACTATTAGTATTAGTACTTGTGTTATTATTAGTGTTGTTATTTGTGTTGGTATTCGTATTGGTATTTGTGTTAGTGTTTGCGTTGGTATTAGTATTCGTGTTGGTATTAGTATTTGTATTAGTTGTAGTAGTAGTGTTAGTAGTAGTGTTATTATTATTTTCACAATACTGCGATCCATTTGTACAAGCTGTACCAGCTTGTTGGTTAGATTGCGCACTTGCTGAAACAACCAGTAATAGGCCAGCCATCATAACTAGTCTTTTCATTCTTTTCTCCCTGTTGATTTAAGCTGGAGCTAAATCAGTCTTGACACAGAATGTGTCCGAAACTTATTAATCTTTCATTAACTTTTTAATAAGTTCGCCGTAATTCCCTTGTCCAAAAGGAGTACCGCTGTTGTCTTGTATGTTAACTTGAGTTTTTACAGTCTGAGCTTTTGCTTTCTCATAATCAGTTTGTGCTTTTAATTCATCAATCCGCATCTTATGTGCCATCTGTAACAAATCTGCCATATCTTTATTTGTATAAATTTCTGTTTCTTCAGATTCTTCAAGTTTCTTTTCAATGAGCAAATCGAGTGTTTCTGTTATTTTGAATCTATTCCTATATCCTGTGTCTAGAAACACAGTGTCGATATAAGTTTTAATTTCTCGTTTGTTTAAGATATCACTAACCTCATTTTCACTGACACCGAGTTTACGGCAGACGGCCGGGATACTTCCGTGTTCAAGATATGTGTTTGCGATCTCTAGTCCTTCAGGACTCATTTTGGTTGCTATTTCTTTACTCATGCTAATATTATACTAAAATTTAACTCTGGTGTCAAGAAATATTTTCCCTAGGTATCATCATGATACTGATCATTGCGTTAATTTAAAAAATCAAAATTTTTTAAAGTTGTACGTGTGGGGGTGTCCAGCGAACTGGTCAATTATTAGTCAATCATCCCCCCTATTAGGTAGTTAAATTAATCCTTTACATTGGCGATATATATCGCTTATAATATGTATATAGGGAGAGGGGTTGACACCCACACATGAGAACCTCTCCCCCCTTGCGAAATCAAGGGCGTACCCGAAAGGCGTAAAACGATACACAAAGAGGTTAAGAAAATTCCTAGCTAGACTAATTGGACGATTAGGGTAAGCAAAACAAAACTACAATCATGGGAAATACTATGACTGATAAAGATATAAAACCTTTAGACAAAATGACAAAGCGTGAGATTTTAGAAATGCTTTGTGTTGCTAAAGGTTGGGATATTAAAGGAGACTTGGCTACTTCTTCAAATCGTTCTTCTAAGAATGTTTTGATTGAATGGGTTAAAGACTTGGTTTAATTCAATATGGTTAGGGCGTTGCCATTACTCAACGCCCATTTTATGGGAACTATTATGAGAACTTATAAACAAAGGTCAGCGTTGTCCGATAGGGTAGCGTTGATAAATGTAATAGAGCAGAAACAGATTGCTAAAACAAAATCTGTTAATAGGGTTGGTTATGTTGGTCTTTGCTTTGTGCAACTGGCTATCATTCCTAATCTTATTTTAGGTAATGCGATACTCATGCACACATCACTCTTGATAGGGTTGTGTTGCTATCAATATCGTAATGCTCACGATACTAATAAGGATAATGTTAAACTCTACAGCATAGGCAACTATACTGGGATAACGCTTAACATCCTTATGCTTATCAAATTGGGGGGTATGCTATGAGCCTATTCCACATTGTCCATGCTGAAATGATCCATGACCTTGAACAAGGTTATGGCTCATGGCTAAGACAGAGCAACCGAGAGAGGGCAACATTCGGAGACGAATTGCTAGAAGATAACGATACAACTAGAAGATACTTTTTAGATTGTATTGGTTTCTTTAAAGCGCCCTACAAGATGAGCCTTAGAGAGAGACTATCCAAAAGGCTCAGAGAAAGGTAAAATATATGTTTAGGGGGGTGGCATTTCACACCCCCCATTTTATGGGAGATATTATGATACATAATATTATATTGATAGCTTCAGCAATGGGGTTTATCGCATTTGGGTTTCTCTGCTATATGCAAGGGGAATATATATTAACTGAGATTAATAGCATTTATTGTTCGCATGATATGGCAATTACTTCTATTTGGATACCAGACTTGGCTATCCTTGTATTAACTGCTGTAGCATCAACGCTTTGCTTTAATCTTTTACTTGGTGAGGTTCAAAGATGAAACAGAAATTTACTGGCTTGGTCTTAGATACTGAAACGCATTTTAAATCAGAACATCAAAATCTAATATACGATATTGGGTGGGTTATGGGTGATTTAAGAAACACCACAGCGCCGAAGATAGAACGCAGATTTTTCGTTAAGGAATTTCTGCCACTATCCTTTTGGAAACATACCTTCGTGAATAAAGAAACTGGCGTTCGCCAATTTTGGAAAATCGATAGCCGAGCCGAGCAAACGCAACGCCACGCTTTTGATGAACCTAGCATGGTAAAATCTTGGGATTTTATTATGGGCGTTCTTCATGCTGATGTTTCAATGGTTGACTGCATAGGCTCATATAACTGGGCATTTGATAGCAGAGCGATTGATAACACAAATCGCAACTTGAACCATTCAGCGATTTTGCCAACTTGGGATTTTAACAAATTCTGTTTGCAAGATATGTATGTTCGCAAAATTGTAAATCAAACTTATTTTAGATTTATAGATAGCCTTGACGAAAACGAAAGGGAAAACTATTTATCGAAATCGGGAAAAAATCTAGGCTACTCTGCCGAGGTTATGGCTCGATATATAAATAAGCATACTGATTATGTTGAGAGCCATACAGCCCTAGACGATAGCAGGGTTGAATTTGAACTAGCAAGATTATTCCTAGACAAACATTTTACAGAATTTAAGAAAGATTTTCTTAACAATGTAAAACCTGTTTCATGGACACTTGTTAGAGATAGGCTTTCTTCTGCCGAGAAAATGCGAAAGCGTGAAAAAGGTTCTTCCCATGATACGACTGGGAAAACCTTTAACAATATTCAAGGGGTATTAGAATTTGGGGGAGATAAATAATTTCATATCCCATGAAACATGGATTGATTGCCCATGACAAATAGCAATCTGTAAGGTGGTCATTTTTTGACCACCTTTTTTTTGTCAAAAAAAGACTTGACAAATTGCAATTTTTCTGAATGAGATTGCGAAAAAAAGACTTGACATTTTGAAATTTTTCATGATTTTTTCGCAAAAAAACATGACACAAAACTTGACATTTGAGGACAGACACCTTAAAATTTGCTTATAGCAAATTTTAAGGTAGCCTCGAATTTGCAACCCCACCCCAAAAAATTCCAGGATTTCCAAATGAGAATGATTCTCATTTGGGCGCCGATTTTATCACACCTGAAAACCAAATGCAAATTACATGACAATATAAATTAAATAAATTTGACATTTCATTTTTTATCAGGAAAAAAATCTGAAAATCAGATACAAGAAAAGCGACATATAACGCTAATATAAGGTTATAATATCACTATACTGAGGACTTTTAATATGAACATTTTTAGAAAAACAAAATACATAGAAACTCAATGGCATGATGACGCTGGATTTCAAGACGCTGTAAAAAGGCTCAATGAAGCTGGTGTTGATTATGTCGTTAAGGAAAGGCGAACTATCGCCACATGGGGCAGACTAGCATATTTTTGCTATTCTGTAATTTTAGATACAATATTGCTCATGGGAATTATTTGGGCAATATTCAACATAGGGAAAATAATATGAAAAAATTAATAATTTTTGATTATGACGAAACGCTGGTATTGGGGCAAACGCCACAAGGTGAAAGCCTATCTGCTTTTTATCGCAGAAATACCTTTTTTAATAATCTGTTTTACAAGAAAACCAATCTTGTGAAATTAGCAAAAGAGGAAAAAGCAAAAGGTAATATTATTATTATCTGTACTGCTAGAGAAAAACGCTTTTGGTTAAGAGCTGTTTTATTTTTGAAAGGTATACCTTGCGATATTCTCATTGA